TGGAAATCGCTAACTGGAATCCTATCCAGATATGAATCTCCTCCCTCTGTCTTAATGTGAACAGCATTAACAAAGAGTCCTGTGGTACCACGGAAGATTTTAATGAAACTCACCGCATACGCATTCGTAAGCGGCAGGGTCCAACTTAATTGAATCCCGTCTGCAACCCCAAAGGCAGAGAGAATGGCATTGTTATCTGGATCGCCAGGAAGTGGCCCTGCCCATCCACCAGTTCCACATACAGCGCCGTCGCAAGCCATAATATCCCCTTCATTTAGATAACCCCGAAGTTTATACAGAAAGGAAAACAATGCCTATAGCAGCAAAGATTATCGAGGACAGTATTAGCCAAGAAGGTAAACGGTTAACTACTCTTCAACTGATTTACTCCCGATTCATTCACTCCGAGTTAATGACTCATCGGGTATTCAGCCGAAATGCGAGTTCCTCTCGCGCTATCCCGGTTAGCAAAATGTTGGCCATGGTGCGGGAGGAACCCGCCATGCCCATTCACTGGGGCAAAAATCAACCGGGGATGCAAGCCAAGGAGGAGTTGTCTGTGGGGGATTGCTACCGTGCGGAGGCTCTTTGGAGAGAAGCAGCCATTTGCGCCTCTTCTGTAGCTGAACGTATGATGGATCTTGGCCTTCACAAACAGGCTGCAAACCGCATCCTTGAGCCATTCCAGCATATCCAGGTAGTCCTGACTGCTACGGAATGGAGCAACTGGGATGAGCTGCGTGACCATGACGATGCCGACCCGAACATTCATCAACTGGCTCGCCAGGTGAAGCTGGCACGGGAATCCTCCGAACCGAAACTCCTTCTCCCTGATGAATGGCATTTGCCTTATGTCAGTGAATCGGAACGCAATGACGGGTATTTCCGGGATAAACCGGAATTGCTCCGGAAAATCAGTGCAGCCCGTTGCTGCCGTGTTTCTTATTTGAAACACGATGGCTCGGTAGCCAATGTCCAGGAAGACCTGGATTTGTGTGATCGACTGGCTGGCTCACGCCCTATTCACGCTTCCCCATTCGAACACCAGGCCACTCCAATGAGGAAAGGCGAGGGTTTTGCCCAGGAAGGGGTTTCTCATATCGACCGTTATGGCGATGCCTGGTCCGGTAATTTCAATAGCTGGATTCAATATCGAAAGGTAATCGAACACCAATTCAAATAAAGACTATTTGAAATAGTCGAATCAATCTATTAAGCTGGATATTCCTTTAGCCCGAATACCCAGTATCAAATAGAACCATAGAGCCATTATTCCCATTCCTGGGGGATTTTGGCTCTTTTTCGTCAACAGGAAATAAAGCACCAAACGACCATGGACAAACAAGCACTATCAGATATTACGGTGTTCAATAAGTACGCCAAGTTTCTGCCGGAAGTGAAACGCCGGGAGAATTACTTGGAGATTTCTCACCGTAACCGGGACATGCACATTCGCAAATACCCGAAACTGAAGCAGGCCATTCGTGAGGTTTATTCGGACTTTGTGGACCAGAAGAAGGTATTGCCTTCCATGCGTTCCATGCAATTCGGTGGGCGTCCCATCGAACTGGCCGAGAACCGCATCTTCAACTGCGCCTACTTCCCCATCGAAAGCCCCAAGGCGTTCTCCGAACTCATGTTCCTGTTGCTCGGTGGTACCGGGGCAGGCTATTCGGTTCAGAAACGACACACCGAGCAACTCCCCAAGGTCAAAGCTCCGGAGTCGGATGGCGAATACAAGTTCCAGATCCAGGATTCCATCATTGGCTGGGCTGATGCCGTCAAGGTTGTCTCCAAGGCATTCCTGAATGCAGGCACCCTGCCGGTCTTTGATTACCGAGATATCCGGGATAAAGGCACCGATCTGATCACCACAGGAGGTAAGGCTCCGGGTCCGGAACCGCTGCAGCGTTGTCTGGAAGCCATGATTGCCATCTTCCGCAATGCCATCGGTCGTCGGCTGCGCCCGCTGGAAGTACACGACATTTGCTGCCACATTGCTGATTCCGTGCGTGCTGGTGGTATTCGGCGTGCAGCCATGATTGCCCTGTTCGACCGGGATGACCATGAAATGCTGACCTGCAAATCGCCGGTTCAGTTGAATGACTGGATGATCGTTGATCCGAATGAGCGCATCGTGCACTGGGTTGATATGTACAAGGTGCCTCACGTTCAGTCTCTCAATGACTGGGAATTCAACTTACTGACGAAAACAGGTACCTTCCCCTGGGGCGTGGTTTATCCCTGTCGTGCCCGTGCCAACAACTCGGCAGTTCTGCCGCGAGGCGAAGTGACCGAAGCAGAGTTCACCGAACTGATGCGTGTTGTGGAAGCTAGTGGTTGTGGCGAACCGGGTATCTACTGGACTAACAATCCGGACTGGGGCACCAACCCCTGTTGCGAGATTGCCCTCCGTCCGTACCAGATGTGCAATCTCACCACCCTGAACGTCAGTGCCATCCATAGCCAATCTGATTTCAACATGGCGGCCGGTGCAGCAGCTTTCCTGGGTACGCTCCAGGCTGGTTATACCGATTTCCACTACCTGAATCCAAAATGGAAAAAGGCATGTGAAGACGATGCTTTGCTGGGTGTCTCGATGACCGGGATCGCTTCCGGAAATATCACTCACCTGAACAAAGCCGAGGCTGCACGCTACGCCATGGATGTCAATGAAGCCATTGCCGAAGTCATTGGCATCAAGCCAGCTTCCCGGATCACCACCGTCAAGCCGGAAGGCACTTCCTCCCTGGTTCTTGGTACAGCTTCAGGTATCCATGCCTGGCATGGTGAGTACTACATTCGTCGTATGCGTGCAGGCAAGGATGAAGCCCTGGCCATCTACATGATGAAGGCAGTCCCGGAACTCGTGGAAGAAGACATCTACGACTCCAACCAGGTAGTTCTGAGCTTCCCGCAGAAGGCTCCAGAGGGTGCCACGACCCGTCATGAAACCATGATGGATCTACTCAACCGGGTGAAGCTCATCTCGGAAGAGTGGGTAGGCATGGGTCACCGCAAGGGCGACAACCGCCACAACGTCAGCTGCACCATCTCGGTCAAGGCCGATGAATGGGACATCCTGACCAAGTGGATGTGGAAGCACCGTGACAGCTACAACGGTATCTCCGTGTTGCCGTTCTTCGGTTCCTCCGACTACCCGCAAGCACCTTTCGAGGACATCACCAAGGAGCAATACGAAGCCATGATTCCGCTGCTCAAGAAGATCGATATCAGCCAAGTCGTTGAAGAAGACGGCAGTGCCATCGATCTGGCAGGTGAATTGGCCTGTGCAGGTGGTGCCTGCGAGATCACCTTCGGCTGATCGACACCTGTAAAGAGGCTCCCTCCGGGGAGCTTCTTCGAATTATCAAGTAACCCTGCACCAAGGAAACGCCCACCATGTTAGGTCTTTGCCGGTCCATCGGCTGCACGAATGCCACCCAATCCAACCACGATTTCTGTGGTGAATGTCAAGCACACCTCTCTCCCATTACCAAACCTACGTTGACCAAGCTCGGCCAGCTTTCTGGTGAGCAGTCCATGTCCCAGAAGTACCCCAAGTATTACAAACCCGTAGGCGAACTCACTGAAGTCGATGTGTACGCCGTGCACAAACTTTTTGATGTGCAAGACCCCTCGGGAGCCATCCATCACGCCAGTAAGAAGCTGCTGCTCTCTGGCGTGCGTACCGGAGGTAAATCACCCTACAAGGATATCCAGGAAGCACGGGATACCTTGACTCGTTGGCTCCAGCTCAACGACGACACCCAATAACCAATGAAAGGCAACCCATGAGCAAATACGCCAATACCTCGGCAGTCCCGTTGTCGCTCGCCATTTTCCTGGCAACCGACAACTACGACCACAACCCCGACAGCAACACCATCTCGGCCACTGCGCTGATCAAACCCGTTCGCCAGATCGTTCTGGGAGCACGGGTACCGGAAGACATGTCGCCGGTTGATCTGGTCAACATGGTTCCTTCGCGCATGGGCACTGCCATTCACGACGCCATCGAGCGTTCCTGGAGGGACAATTACAAGCCTGCCATGGAAGCCCTGGGCTATCCGAAGCGTGTGATCGAGAAGATTCGTATCAACCCGAAGCCAGAAGAACTGACCAACGGGGCGATTCCGGTCTACATGGAACAGCGCGAACAGAAGCAAGTTGGCAAGTTTGTAATCACTGGCAAGTACGACTTCATTGGTGATGGTCGTGTGGAAGATTTCAAGTCCACATCAACCTACACTGCAATGAACAACACCAACGATGAGAAGTACATCTGGCAGGGCAGCATTTATCGTTGGCTCAACCCGACGATCATCACCAAGGATGAAATGGCCATCCAGTTCATCTTCACCGATTGGTCGAAGGCCAAGGCGATGCAGGATCAGAAGTATCCGCAGCATCGTATCCAGCAACGGATTCTGCCACTGAAGTCTATTCAGGAAACTGATGCCTTCGTCAAACGCAAGCTCAGCCAGATCGAACAGTATTGGGATGCTCCGGAAGATCAGATTCCGCTGTGTACCGATGTTGATCTGTGGCGTAGCGAGCCGGTGTTCAAGTACTACAAGAACCCCGAGAAGCGTGCTCGCAGCACCAAGAATTTCGACAACCGCCATGACGCCACGCTTCGCATGATCGAAGACGGCAGTGTGGGCATTGTTGTCGAGCACCCTGGCCAGGTCACTGCCTGTAAGTACTGTGCAGCATTTGCCGTCTGTTCACAGAAGGATGCCCTGATTGCCTCGGGGGATATCGTTCTATGAGTTTTACGACCGACGTTTACCGGCGGGTATACGACGACAGGGAAGGCGCCTGTGTTGAGGTGCGTCCTTGTCCTGATAACCCAACCGAATTTCTGGAAATCCATACCCCTGACGATAAAAGCAAGGAATTCTACGGAGACTTCCGTATTTCCTTTCCCAAAGAGATGGCTCGCCAGTTGGGGGCAGCGTTGATCGCAGGGGCATCCAACCTTCCTATTTGAAAGGAACTGATGTGTTGTCATTAGACGAAATGCAGTATCACCCGACCTCAGAAAAGCTGGTGGAAACCATCTGCAATCGTACGCAGAGTCTGGAACCACTGTTCTTCCGAGTCCTAGTGGCGTACTACTTCGCCAATACTGCAGCGCACATGCGTTGCTGTATTGAAACCCCTGACATGGGGGATATCCCGGTCAATCTGTACGCACTGAACCTGGCTCCATCAGGTTTCGGTAAAGGCCGGTCCATCAACATTCTGGAAGAGGAAGTATTCAATCAGTTTCGTCGGCGCTTCATTGAGGAAACTCTCCCGCTGTTGGCTGAGATCAATCTGCCGAAACTCAGCCTGGCCAGAGCCAATCGCAAGGGTACTGATCCGGATGAAGAGTTGGTCCGTGTTCAGAAGGAATTCGATAGCACGGGTCCGATGCTGTTCAGCTTCGCTGAAGCCACTGCCCCGGCAGTCAAGCAGATGCGTCACCACCTCTTGATGGTCAATGCCGGTGCATTGTCTCTGGAAGTGGATGAAATCGGTACCAACCTATCCAACAGTGCTGAAGTTCTCGCGCCATACCTGGAGCTGTTCGACAAGGGCAAGATCAAAACCAAGTTGGTCAAGTCCACTTCCGACAGTAAACGTCTGGAAGAGATCAGGGGCACCACACCAGCCAACCTGATGATGTTCGGTACGCCGTCCAAGCTCTTTGACGGTGCAGCCACCGAGCAGATGCTGTACAGCTTCCTTGATACTGGATATGCCCGGCGCTGCTTCTTTGGCTACATCAAGGGTGTGACTCGGCAGACCGACCTCACTCCACAGGAAATCTTCGCCAGGAGTACATCCCAGAACAACAGCGCGTTCCTGGAACAACTGTCTGACCAGCTGGACAATCTTGCTGACATCATCAACGTCAACAAGAAGCTCAAGATCAAGGAAGCCACAAGCCTCCTCTTGATTGAGTACAAGTTGATGTGCGAGAAGGCTGCTGCCAAGCTGCCCGAGCACGAAGACATGAAGAAAGCGGAGCTGTCGCATCGTTACTTCAAGGTGCTGAAGCTGGCTGGGGCGTACGCCTTCATCGACGACTCGCCGGAAGTGACCGAAGCTCACGTTTACAGCGCCATCAAGCTGGCCGAGGAATCCGGTGCAGCCTTCCAGTCCATGCTGAATCGGGATCGTCCCTATGTGAAGCTCGCCAAGTACCTGGCAGGCGTCAAGCGGGATGTGACCCAAGCAGAACTGGTTGAGGATCTCCCCTTCTACAAGGGCGGTTCAGCTCAGAAGAACGAGCTGTTGACCCTGGCAATTGCCTACGGATACAAGAACAATATCGTCATCAAGAAGTCCTTTGCTGACGGGATTGAGTTCATCCGGGGTGAAACCCTCCAGGAAACCGATCTGGACAAGATGGTGGTCAGCTACAGCAGTGACATCACCACCGACTACCGGAATGAAACCGCCCCCTTCGATCAGCTGCACAAGCTGACCCAGGCTGCAGGAATGCACTGGGTTGCCCATCATCTCAATGGGGGTTATCGGAACGAGGAAAACTGTGTTCCTGGCTTCAACATGGTTGTCGTGGATGTCGATGGCACGGTCAGTCTGAGCACGGCCAAGCTGCTGCTCAAGGACTACAAGTACCTGATCTACACGACCAAGCGCCATACCGAAGTCGAGAATCGGTTCCGTATCATTCTGCCAATCAACTACACCCTCGAACTGGATGCCAAGGACTTCAAGGAATTCATGTCCAACATCTACGAGTGGTTGCCCTTCGAAGTCGATACCGCAACCGGCCAACGTGCCAGGAAGTGGATGTCTCACGCGGGGCACTACGAGTACAACGAAGGTGAAGTGCTCGATGCCCTGCCATTCATTCCGAAGACTTCCAAGAATGAGGAGCGTAAAGAACTCCTGCATTCCCAACAGTCGATGGACAACCTGGAACGCTGGGCGATCAACAACATCGGGGATGGCAACCGCAACAACATGCTCCTGCGCTACGCCATGATTTTTGTGGATGCAGGCTTCGACTTCGAAGCAGTCCGTCAGAAGGTGATCAGCCTGAACGACAAGATTGCCGACAAGCTCGATGAAGTCGAAATCATGAGCACGATCATGATTTCGGTAGGCAAGGCCATCGCCAAACGATAACAGAAGCCCTCCGGGCTTTTCTACGATCAACCAAAAAGGTGGCCTTCGGGCTGCCTCCTTTATCAGAGGAAACCATGACTCAACCCGTCAATGACAACCTGGTTCTCATCGCAGGCAAATCCGCTACCGGAAAGTCAGCCTGCCTTGCTGGACTGAAAGGCCCCGAAGGCGTGCTGTACCTCAACTGTGAGGCAGGCAAGAAGCTCCCTTTCCGTGCCAAGTTCAAGCAGTACACCATTACCGATCCGCTTCAGGTGTACGAAGCCTTCGATGCTGCCGAGAACATGCCGGAAGTGCACACCATCGTTATCGATACCGTGACCTACCTGCTCGATATGTACGAGTCGGTCTACGTCTACAACGCAGCCAATGGTCAAAAAGCCTGGGGCGACTTCGCTCAGTACTACAAGACACTGATGCAGAACTACGTTGCCAAGAGCACCAAGAACGTCATTTTCCTGGCCCATACCGCCGACTCGCTGAACGAATCGGAAATGGTCATGGAAACCAAGGTGCCGGTCAAAGGTTCACTCAAGAACAACGGTATCGAGTCCTACTTCTCCTTGGTAATTTCCACCAAGAAAGTCCAGCTCAAGGCACTCAAGGATTACCAATCCAAGCTGCTCACCATCACCCCGGAAGAACAGGCACTTGGCTTCAAGTACGTCTTCCAAACCAAGCTCACCAAGGAAACGGTGGGTGAACGTCTGCGTGGTCCTCTGGGAATGTTCGACACCCAGGAAACCTTCACGGACAACAACGCGCAGTTGGTCATGGACCGTCTGCACGAGTACTACCAGTAACACTCACCCCCAAAACACCCCGTTTCAAATTCAACTTAAAGGAAAACTCACATGAGCCTCCTCGCAAACCTCGCTTCCGATTCCTCCATTGCCGATGAAAAAGATTCCATCGGTGGTTCTGGTCCTGTCGATTCCGGCCTGTACGGCTGCACAATCGCCATGGCTTACATCAACAAGGCTTCCAGCGGTGCCTTGGGCCTGGCCCTGACCCTCAAGACCATTGACGGCAAGGACATCCGTCAAACCCTCTGGATGACCTCCGGTACGGCCAAGGGATGCAAGAACTACTACGAGAAGGACGGCGAGAAGCACTACCTGCCGGGCTTCACGCACGCCAACGCCCTGTGCCTGCTGACCGTAGGCAAGGAAATCTCCCAGCTCGATACCGAAACCAAGGTCATCAACCTGTACTCGGCTGAAGCCAAGGCTGAAGTGCCGACCAAGGTTGAAGTGGTCATGGATCTGCTGAACCAGGAAATCATTGCTGGCATCATCAAGCAGACCGTGGACAAGACCAAGAAGAACGAAGCCACGGGTGCCTACGAGGCAACCGGCGAAACCCGTGAAGAAAACGAGATCGACAAGTTCTTCCGTGCCAAGGACCGTATGACCACGGCTGAAATCCGTGCTCAGGCTACCGAAGCTGTCTTCATCAACAGCTGGGACCAGAAGTGGACCGGCAAGACTAAGGATCGCGCCAAGGGTTCCGCAGCTGGCCTGCCGGGTGTGCCGAAGCTCGGAGGTGCACCGGCTGCAGCAGCAGGTACCAAGAAGCCGACCACCAGCCTG